CCACGCAAAAGCTGCATGTTTACATCAGCTCCTTCAGGATTTGTATATACGAATGCTCCGCAATCAACTACTGTATCAGTAATGGGGAATCCAACAAAGCCTTGGTTAGTAGTAATTTTATTGACGTATTCGTAATGACACTGAGGCATGCACAAGTACCAGTAATTACTTGTATCCGGATATGTAAGTGTCGTTTGTCTACGACTGTTACTGCTTAAATTGTTGAATTCAACTGTAGCACCGTGTGTTCCGGAAAGAGCATCAGCGATTAATGCATTACCTGTAGTAGAAGTTACAGCTCCTGCTGCAATAGCTGTAGAAGATGTAATTACAAAGGTTCTGTATTGAACAGAGATAAAATCTGTAGCCACAGATAAACCTGCTCCTAAACTGTTTTGCAATCCAGACAGCCTTAGATAATAAGTATTGTCTTGCGTTAAAGAAGTACCTGTGGCACCTGCTGTGCCGGAGGTTACATTAAGTGTAATATTCTTATTTATAGTGTATGGATAAGCATTATATGCTACACCTGTATATGTTTGACTGTCGGTTCCTACAGGGTCGTAATATTCAATAGTACCTAGTACAGCAGCATCAATATTAGAACCGTTAGTTACAACCCAACTTGCTGTAGTAATAGTATCGGTATAACCGTGTTCCTGAGTAGTAGTAGGAATACCATTAGCTACGAAACCAGTTATAGAAGGTGTTTGATAATGAATTAAAACATCTCGTAATACGGTTTCAATTGAAGTACCTGTTGTATATGTACCAGGATCTGTAAAAAACAGATTGAGCTCTGTAGGATCTAACGCTTGTGTTAACGCTCCAGTTGTTAAACCACTTACAGTTGTTTGAAGTGAAGTAATGTCACCAGTATTAGTGCTAATAGAACTAGTGTTCCCATTGACGGTTGTAGTTAAGCTGGTAATATCATTGGCGTTAGTAGTAATGTCTCCAGCATTTGTACTAATCGCTGATTCATTGTTTTCTACACCGTCTTCTAAATCTTGTAAAGCGCCTTTAATTGTCTCGTTATCTACGATGATGTCTCCGGTAAACGTACCTAGATCTGTGCTTTGCGCAGCAACACCTGTTAAGGCAGCAAGTACTTCTCCGCCACCGCCATAATAATTAGTGATATTTTGCGGAGACACAACTACAGTATGCTGAGTAACTTGCTCAGTAATAGTTAACGTTACGGGACTAACCGTTTGAGTAACCTCTACCGTATTGGATACTGGTAATACTGGAGTTATAGTTATAGAAGACATTAGTATGCGCTGTTATCTGTGACCTGAAGCTTACCTTCTAATAAACGTGTTTCAATTGTACCGGTCAGATCGATATAGTATATACCTTGATTGAAGTTTAATCCATTTACTTGCTCTGAGGTCAAAGCAATAGTAAAGTTGCCATCAGCATCTCCAGCAAACGTCAGACTAAGTGCAGCGTTATTATCGGCAGCATTGTCCTTTACCGTCATGGTAATAGTTGTAGTGCTCAAGTCAAACCCTACATCTTGATCATCCTTGTATTGAATGTCAATATGCAATGCTTGATTCTTCTCTGCAGTTATGTTGTATGTGCCTGCCGCCATTATACCAATGTTATGTCAAATACGTTAGGTCTACCAGCTCCGTTGTTTTCAATTATTGTAATGCCGCTAGAGCTAGTCCAACCACTTGATTCGCTATAAAAGTTGCCCGTAAATATGGGCGGTACTGTAATGGATCTATAGTTTGCTTGATCCCAGAATACTTCGTCTACTTGTTGATACAGTCGCTTCCTTCTTCTGCTATGCCAGTGTCCTCCTAACAACACGTTATACTTGTCTTGAGACCCATATTCCCAGAATACCTTAGCCATATCATTCTTAGACACGCCTAAGTGATTATGCGTCATTATGTATTGTATCCCGTCAATCTCTCGAGAGATAAGCATTGGATCCCAACGTACCGTATTGTACTTGCATGTTTGAGATAGCATATAGGATATAAGCTGAGCAGCGCCGCCCTTAGGATCTAACTCTGTTTTAATGCTTGTACGATCGTGATTACCACTTACTGTGCAGATAGACTTTAGATTATGAATCTTGTCTACAAAGTCACGTAGCATTCGGTATGCAAGAATTACAGCATTAGATCCAAAGCCATTATATTCCAGCTCTTGCCAAGTGTTAGTATGGTTTAATCCAGTAAACGACTCGATAAAGTCACCTAGTAAAACAAGCTCTACAGTCTTATAGTGCCGTTCATTAATATGACGCGCAGCTTGATCTAGCCTAGATACGATCACATCGTAGTTGTAATCTTCCGTAAGATGCAAGTCTTGCACCTTTGCACCTACGTGCAAGTCTGCTAGCACTAGTATACCTGTGCCAGTACCTTTAACTGATCTAGGCTGTAGTTCTTTTATAGCTGAATCATAGCTTTTTTTCAGCTCTTCAAAATCTATTTCGCGAGTTGCAGCAGGTACTAGTTTTAGTTTTACCTGATAGTTAGTAACCTCTCCTGAGTCCCAGCTGTTAGCTACCCAGGATTGTACATCCCATAGATTTGTATCAACGTCAAAGAACGTAAGTGCTTCTTCTAGAGTAGTTATACTTTTAGGGCCTTTGTATGTATACTCTTTATTGCCCTTGACCTCTGCTTTAGACACGTGGTGCATTCTGTGTTGAGGGTTATTGTTTGCTGCTTTATACTCCGAAATCTTTCTTCGAAGAGTGCGATGTTTTACATCTACACTTGGCTCGTTTTCTAATATAAGAGTAGCCAGCTTTCTGTTACTCTCTCCTGGCCATTCGGCGATGTACCGCCGTAAGATATCATTTAAAAACATGGAGCGTAGAACTCCAACCAATATAATGTAAAATCAACTAGTAACTGTTATATACCCTTTGTAAAAGGAATGGTTGGCTAGATAGCCTTGTCCCTCAGCTCTTTCTATATCTGCCGAGAGAGCTAACATAAAAGACTTTTCGTTCAAGTCTAACATGATAATTGCATCGCTAGCTTGTTTGACAATGCTAGAATCATACGTGTCTTTTCCGGTATAATTTAACATCCGCATATAGTATCAGTTCCGTTTAGGAAATTAGTTAATGTGTCAACCATGCCATTTATGTTTGACAATCTATCTTTAATTTGACTTGTCGACAGTATAGAATCCGTAGGCAAAGCGGTAACTTTATAGTTGATCAACTCTTGATATGCTTTTGCCTTAATGAATTTCTCACTTATAGTAGGATCTAACTTGCAATTACATTGGTTATCTAAAACTTGATTTGCCAATTCAGACAACTTAGTTTCAATAGTTGGAATATATAAAAGCCAATGAATATCATCGCCTGATGCATCATTAGTAGCATAATAGTATAGCCCTTCGTCCCATACCGTTTTAGTAAATTCAGCAACTAGCCCATCGGTACCATAATAGTTTTCATAGTTAGTACCAGTTACACTATACATGTTTTGTAGAGTGGGCAAATCAAAAATAAATACATCTACTTGAGTTGGAACTGGAGAAAACGAGAAATAAATCTTATTAGTTATATCTCCTAATAACTCGTTGAAATAGCTGCCATCAGGCCAAAAAAAGGTAAGCCCAATAGGAGTTGCAGTAGTACCAGATGGTACTCGCAAATACGCATATAACTGACTAGTATTGGTAACGATGTTAGAAAAAGTTGCGGTAATATCAGACATAAGTACAAAATAAAAGGGGGGTGAGAGTTATTCCCCCACCCCCCTTGTAAATAGAACAGAAACAGATTACGCCAGAGTCCAACCACCCATCGTAGTCTGGTTATGCAAGATGTAGATCTTCTCTTCATCAATGTAACCAGCACCAAAGTTCTTGTCGAATCGGGTAGTGGTCTTAGTGATGGTAACTAAAGAGTAGGTTGCCGAAGTCAGCTGCGCACCAAAATCGGGCTCCACAATCGGGAATCCAACTCTGTTAGTACGGCCATAAATCTGCGTAGCCATGTCCTTAGCGAAAGCAATTGCTTCTTCTTGAGTGTAGCCTTTATGAAAAGCACCTGCAGTTTCCGTAACCGTAGTGGCTACTTCTTCATTAACTGCTACTTTAATCATTTGATCTTCAGCAGACAGAATTACAAAGCCAGTAACGCTTGCTTCTGTTGCATTATTAGCTTGACAAAGTAACGTTCTACCGTCTCCATCCATAATGCTTGCACCATTGATAGCATCAATAAGCTCTTGCACCGTAGTTCCAGAGAAGGTTTTACGCGGAAAAACTTGACGACCGTCAGTGATATCAATCAGCGTAACAAATAGCGTTTCGTCATCAGCGAATGCATCAGCTGCCACAGTGCCCGTAACAATTTCATGCTCTTGCTTTGTAGCAGCACCATATAAATCTTCGTCAAATGCGGGCATGACGATAGCATCACCCGTGTTTGTACCTGCATATGAAATGCCTGCATAAGCTGAATCAAAGTTAGAATTGCCGAGTAAGTCCGTCACCGCAGTGAGGTCTTGAGAATTTGCCACATAAAGGGCTTTTTTGGTATTAGCCATGAGTTAAAGTTTATTCGTTTGTAGCAAGCTCACCAGCCGAAGTTTGATATCTAGGAGATTCTATTGCTTCTAACATAGTCTTCACCGCGATATCAACTATTTCGTGGTGAGTGTGTTCAGCTAATTCGCTTGTCTGATTTAATTGTAAGTCAATTTGTTGAGGAGTCCTAATGTAATCTAGCGATATCCCTTCTAATATAAAACTTTCGTTATCCTGAAAGACTTTAATATCGTTATCAGAAAGGATAGCAGTAGTAGAATCCACGTTACTACGAGCAAACGGATCTTGTTGTATATAGTAGGCTTCGTGATTAGCTACAATTCTAACAGGTACTGTTTTAGTAGGGCTACTAGTAGTAGCTTGATCGCATCTATTATACCGTATTAAAGCTCTAATATTAACCAAAAACATATAGTCTAATGGTAAATCGTACTCTTGGTACTCTACACCTGCTGCGCCTGCAGCATTATCTGTGTAGTCATTAGTTATAATTTCCCGTAAATCGTCTAATCGCTTTTGATTACCAGCTAATCCCAGCCCTTTCATATCTGCAGATACAAAAGTTCGGTCTTTGATGAACCGCTCTTGAGCTCTATTTAACCAGTAATCTATTTCTTGAGGCAAAAAGTTATCATACGCATAGCTACCGACTTTTTGTAAAGCCTGGTCAACAGCATAATGTAGCTCTTGTACCGTCATGAAACCACCTTAGTCTTTAACGTAAACACCACATCATCCCCTTGTTCCTTACCAAAAGGTGAGTTAGGATCTGCTAATAAAGCTTCTAAATATGCTTTAGTCGTGCTATTAAACTTAAGCATAAGCTTAATTTCCGAAAGCATGTCTGCCACATAATCCGTAATAGTCAGAGGAGAACTCCATATCAAAGCCGGAATGGTAGGGAACATGCTATTAATAGACAACGTACTCCCGGATTGAGAATTACTAGCACTGCTCATTTCAATACGATAAGAAGCAATGTTAGTACCTGCAGAGGTCAAGAGTGTCCAGTTGCTAGGGTTTGTCCATGCAGCATCACCAAAGCCATTTGACGTACCAGTGTATCCTATGTACAGTTCGTCTTCTACTACGCTGTTAACTGGCATATGCACGATATATGCATAAGGTCTTTTAGCCTCTGGAATAGTTTTCAAATAGTCTATTACCTCAAGGTTGGTTGGATCCGACCAGTTTAAAGCATTAATCGCAGCTTCATCTGTAGCATTAAAACCGTTATAGTCGCTTACTAATGCTTGGTAACCTACTTTTAATGATCCTTGAAAACTAATGTTAACCAGAGGAGTATTATCTGCAAAGCCACTAAACGCACCTCCTGCATTTAACCACGTATTAGACCAAGTATTAGACCCTACAGTAGGCGTAGCGTTACCAGGATCAGCACTAAATACATCATAAATAGTAGCAGAATTAGCACTGATTGGAATTAACTCAAACTCCTCAGGAATAAGAGCAAAATTCGATCTATGAAATGCTTGAACAGTAGCGTCATACTTACCAAAAGGATTAAACGCTAAAGACATAGTGTCTAAATACGTCACTCGTTCAACGGGAGCAACATTAGTTATTTCACTTGTGGTAATAACTACCCAAAACTGATCGTTTTCCCAATTAGATGCATCAGTACCTAAGTATTGGAAAATAGCCGGAGTTTCATTCTCTCCGCCTTGCGTTGTAATAGCTACAAAGCCTTGTATCTTTTGATAAGGAGCAGCAGTAGATTGAGCTTCAGCTAAATCTGTGAAGTATGCAAATCCCTTAACGCTTTGATTAGTAGCATCAACTGCAGGATAAGTAGCACCTGGAGCAGTTCCTAATATGTCTGAAAATGAAATAGGCATAGCTTACAGATTAAAAGTGATAGGTGCGGTAATAGGCTGCAGTGCATTGGTTTGATTCAACCAGTACATATTGTATTCAATATTGATTACATCTCCGGCGCTACTTAAGCCTAAGCCTCCCTGTCCAATATCAAAATACATTAAGCCTGTAAACGAATTAATGTCTAAAGCACCGCCACCTTGAGATACAGTATTTCCAAAAGAAGTATTGGCTTGTCCACCAGAAGGTATAAACCATAACTGTCTGTAAGGAACAGCTGCGTCAAAGAACGTAGTTGTAGTGTTAGTGTCACCCAATCCAACTTGCTCAGTATCGGTTATAGTATCAGGCTGATACCATGATACAGACTCACCAGTAATAACGTCTGTATTCGTTCCCCCATAATTACCAGTTTTGGTATGTCTAATAATAGGGTAATACTGGGGTTGCAGATACTCTGCAATAGCCGCATTTAAAACAACAGTAGTATCAGTACCAGGAAAAGCAAATCCTGCGGCCCACAATTGAGTAGCACTTGTTATCCAGTACGCAGCTTCTAATGCATTAGCACCAGTCCCTTCGGGCATGTTAATCATGAATGCAGGAGGAGCCCAGTTCATAGCACGGTTTACTGTGTTACCTACTTGATTTCCTTCGACATTTTTCATTTTAATTATCCAGCCTGATTGAAGGTTAGAAAAATTTGATCCAATTCCATCGACATATGTAGTATAGGGCACATCAGAATTCAAGCCACCGACTGTAACATCGGCAGTGTCGATTTCATTAGTTGTACCACCTTGAACAAAAGGACTAGTATCTGCCTGTTCAGTAAAGATTTCTGCTGCATTTTCTTGAGCCTGCCATACAATTTCAGTAACTTCTCCTTGAGGATCTTCAAAAGTAAATCGTACGCCTCCCACAGTTGCTTCTTCTCCTGGCATTCTTAAAGAAGCGTAATCAAATTCTGTTTGAGTACCATCTAAGAACGTTCCCATTGAAATGCTGGCTGGTAACGCTTCAGGCTGACCTTCAAGCATAAGCCTAATGATATCCTCAAGCGGAGTGCCTACTTCAAACACTGTTTCATTCGCTACAACACCACCTACGGTTTCAGTAGCTATGATCTCTTCGGCTAGTACAGCAGATTTGCCTCCTTCTAATTGCTTAAGAAACTCTGCTAATGCAGGATTATCTACAACAATGCGGTTACGCTTACCGCTTTCACCCTTAGGTATAAAGGAGCCTTTGGTTTTAAAATTTCGTTTAGGCATTAGTTAAAAGCTTTTAGTTTAGATTTAATGTCCTGAAGCATACCGCTATTACGCTTTAACTTCAAGGCACGTACTGCTCCGCTTTGTTCCTCGCCAATTTCCTCATCTCCAAACATGTAAGTGTTACCTACTTTGCGTAACACACCCTTATCTAAACAGTCGTTGATAAGAGAGATGTATTGAAGGTCCTTGTTTTCACAAATAGCGATGAATCCTTGCGGATCAAAATCTACTAATTCTTCTAACTCGAGTTCCTTTTGATCTTTGGTTAAATCACCTGTCTTCTTGCCCATAGCATGAAGAACCTGATCCATTTTTTCTTCGTCCTCACATACTAATATAAGGTGCTTGTAAGCATTTTTCCTAAGACGAGTATCCTCAATTCGCTCTTCTTCATCTTTTCTAGGATCAAAGAAGTAATAACGCGTACCGGTAATACCAGAATCTTCAGCCTCTGCTACATGCGGATGATTGGCAGCAAATCTAAACTTAACAAAATCAAGAGGGACTTCGGGCTCTCCCTCTTCATTTGTACTAATGTTTAGTTCGATACCATTTTGCGGAACTTCGATAGTAAGCTCAGCATAAAACTTTCGTACCCTATTAGACCACGTAGGATCTGTAGGACTGACTCCAATTACTGAAGGCAGTATTCTTCTCTGCTCATCTAAGCTAAGACCTTTCAGAAGGTCTCCAGAAGTATCAAAAACACTGCCGATCCTACGTTTAGCGTCAACATAAACATCATCTGGAAGATTCGTATTGTTGTCTCTTCTCAGAAGGTAAATAAGTTTGGTACTCATTTCTATATAATTATTGGGGGTTTTCTGTGTAGTTTTTAGGTCTAGCAGGAACTTGCGCTTTTTGTCCTTTAACACGCTGTCCGCGACCTAATGCATCGAAGCTCATGCCTAAGCACACTTCGTCCATGTTACGCTTTTCACACCTATGACCGTTGAACTTGGCCATCACTTCTTCTTCCTCGCCGTCCCGCCTTTACCGTACATTTTCTTTTTCGTAGCGGTTTTAGCAGTTCCATATCCGTACATAGGCTTTTTCTTAGCAGCCTTCTTCTTCATCGTGGTCTTTTTGCGCATCATGGTGTTTAGCATTTCCAACGCCTACGTGCTTGACGTATACGTGAGTTAGGGTTATTTCTAGTTTTAGCGCTGCTCCGCTTGAGCTGTCCCAACGAGCGAGCGCAATAGCTTTTACGGCGTTTAGCCGCTTTAGATCCTTTTTTGACTTTACCTGTTACAGCTGTTTTAAGCTTAGATCCAGGATTTGCCTTTCGGTATGCCCTGACACCTTTAGCAGTCATGCCCGCTCCTGACTTGGTAGAGCGATAGTTTGCGCCCTTACCTTTAGTCGTTTTGCGTATAGCTTTTTCCTTACGTTTTTTCTTAGCCGGCATTATCTCTTTTTCTTAGTCGTTTTTGTTTTCTTTTTTTTCTTTGATTGTGAGTCTCTCAAGGCCTTTGCTGTAGGAGCACCTTTGGATCCAGGTTTACGCATCTTCTCTCCAGAACCCGCTTTAATGCGCTTCCGTTTTGCGTGAATATTAGCCCAAAGTCCTCGTTTTTTAGCCATGAGATGTTAATAGTGAATATAGGGGGAGCCATATTACTCCCCCTATACTCTAGTTTATATTAGCTGCGCACGCACTCTAAGTGCAGGCAGTTGGTAGCACGGCGAATGCTGATGCCGCACTCCTTAAGGAAGTGCACGGACGAGCCGTCAACGTCCGTAGCACGCAGTGCGTTACCACCGAAGCCGGGAGGCACAGTAGCACCAGCGACTGCCCAGCGAACCAACTCACGGTTCTTCCGGGTGATCATGCTAACGTTGTTCTCTCCATCATACACGCTCATGTCGAGGAAGATCATCCGGTAGCTCTCCAGGGGGAGACCAGTAACCGGGTGACGCTCAGCAGCGAGAGCACGTGCACCATGGTCAAACAGCGGCAAGTGACGCACCGTAATGGTGTGACCGTCAATGTGCTGGTACTGCGTGAAGAACCCACCAAGAGACAAGTTGCGACCGCTACCGCCAATGAAGGTAGAAGGATCGGTGTTCTTGATGTAGGTCTGGCTAGCCAGCTCCTCCTTCATAGCATTGTCAAACTCTTCCATACCACCGAGACCCGTGAAGAGTACGATGTTCATTTGGGAAGCGTCAGATGCGCCATAGAGGGCGTCACGCACGACAGACTTGAGCTTAGCAGCCGTCAACACGGAGTAAGTATCCACGTTCGGAATCTGCTCAAGCACACCGCTACCGAGCGGAATGACCTTACCGTTCTCATCGCGAAGATGCACGAGACCATCGGAGTCACGGTTGTAGCGGCTGTACCATAAAGCAAGCTCGCACTCCTCCTTCCAACGAAGCATGTGCTGGTACTCCTCAAAGTCATACCAGAGGTTCGTGGAGCGACCACCAACATTGAACTCGAAGTTCACCACACGGTCGGGCATATTACCCTCGTAACGGTAAGACTTACGAATCAAGCTGATTTGGTTACGCATTTTGGACGGAGCGACCCAGTTGCTCTCGTTACCACGCGATCCGGAGAAGGCGTTAGCAGCGAACAGCTGGACAGCTTGCTTATTAGCCAAATCGTTTTGAGTAATAGACGTAGCCGTCGGGTCGGACGTGACCATTTGAACAGTGTACGTCCAGCCACCATTAGACTGAACCGGATCAGCAGTAATTCTCAGCTGAGTATTAGCTGCGTTACCGAACTCAATGATGTAGTTCTTAACGAACCAGCGATCGTTGAAAGTAACAGTACCTCCAGTAGTAGCGGAGATCGTGCTGTTACCGACACACATCACGCTCTTATTGAGACGACCCATAACCGGGTAATCGTACTCAATATCATTGATGTACTTGACGTTACCCATACCCTCCGTTAAGAAGGACAGCGGGAAACGCTTATCTTCACGCCCAGACAGGTGCGTGATTACAGGGGACAGAACGTCCGGCTGCGTAAGGAGTGCATTGGCCAACGAGTTTTCGTCGGTCATGCCATCCGCGTTAAACAGATCTTCGTATAAACGAAGCTTTTTTAAGTTGTCAGACATAGTTTTTAGTCATTTTAAAGGTTAGAGCAAGTCCCGCAAAGAAGGGAGTGAGACTGCCTTAGAAACGGTCGACTTGCTACGAGACTTCATCCTAGTCGAAGCGGATGGTGAACCTTGAAGTTTTGATTTTAAATTGTTTGTTGCTTTGGTTTTTGAGACGTTCTGTAAAAGTTTGTTTAGGTCGAAACCTTGGTAGATCAAGTACTCTAATGCTAAGGCAGTTTCCGTGTCGATATTTGATCGATCAACGTCACGTTGAGTACTGCCCTTTTGATCTACCGGTAATGTCATCCAGTCATAAAATTTCTTGCGTTGCCGCGTAGGAATTTGAAGACCTTTAAGTTGTCCAGTTTCAATAGTAGAAGCAATATTGCTCCAGTACTGCTCTGCTTCAACTCGTTGTTGCTCAGCTTGTTTTTCTTGCTGCTCAAGAAGTTGTTGTTTACGAGTAGCCTGAGATTTTTGCAATTGCGATAAATACACTTCTGCATTGTCTTTCAAAATGCCAGCATCTTCATATGCATCGGTCATTTTAGAAATAGAAGCATCATCGAATCCCTGCAGCCGCATGCCGTCTTGTATCACTCTACGTTGCACAGCTACATTCTCATCTATAACCATAGAGTTATAGTCAAGCTCTGCTTGTTGTGCTTGGAAATACTTTAAAGGATCGCCATTGTTTGCGCGATACGTAAAGTATTCACGCACATCTGGGTACTGCTGGAAGATATTCTCGAGCTGCTCTTCTGCTATTTTGTTAGCTACAGCAGAAGTATATTTCTCTAATCCATCGTAATCATCAGAAAATTCTCCATCTACTTGATACCCTAGTCTTTGCGTTAGAGTATCTATGACACCCATCTCGTCCTCTTGAGCTTCTGGCTCTGGTTCGGATACAGGTTCTTCTTGTATAGGTTGTTCATCAGCTACAGGTTCTTCAACCTGCTCTACTTCCTGTTGCTCTACTGCTTCGGGTTCTTCAGCTACAGTTTCTTCTGCAGTATTTTCCACTGCATTTTCTTCTGGCGCTTCCGGCTGAGCAGGAGCGTTGTCATTCAACCAGTCGACATCCTTAAGGTTGTCGAGGCCTAATTGTTTGTTTTCTGCCATCGTACTGAATGTAGGTTATA